TGGGAGAAATACTATTCATCAAACGAATGGATTAAATCCGAAGTAAAAGAAGGTAGAGCTGGTGATTTTGAAAGAGAAATTATCCAGTTTTGCTTTTCCAAAAAATCCTTATCATATTACGAAATTAAATGGCAGTTTCATTACGATGTACTAGCCAACGAACAAGCAATAAACGAAAACCTTATGGGAAAGTTCTTCCGTAGGGATATTATAAACTAAAGTTATGACAATACCTGAAATCTCAAAAAAGTACGGAATCTCCGAAGCTTATTTAAACTCAAAAGATGATGCACTATTGATTGCAGCTGCATCTATCAAAGACCTTAAAGGAATGTTGGATGCAAACCAACCAAAAGCACCAATTGTAGCAAAAATGCAGTTTTTGATTGATTTTCTTTACGATGTGAAGAATTCCAATCATTAATTTGGATAATTCCCAAAAAAGTTGTATATTTGTATAGAATATACCAATTATGCTATCTGGGAAGAATAAACTAACGGTCATTAACATTTTGGACACCGCATTGGGTGTGGGTTCATCTTTGAAAGGAAATGAACAGGCACATCATTGTCCATTCTGTAATCACCACAAAAAGAAACTTCAAGTAAACTTAGATACTCAAAGATGGCACTGTTGGGTATGTGATTCTAAGGGTAGAAGTATTCAATCCCTCCTTCGCAAACTCAATGTAGATATAAGAGACCTCAATAGGTTGAAAGATATCTATGGTGAGGATGATTATACATTAGTTGAGAAAGATGAGTATGTAGCTAAGTTACAATTACCATCAGAATTCAAACAATTACACTTCAAGCCAAAAGGATTCAATCCTGAATACAATCAAGCAATTAATTACTTAAAAGAAAGAGGTATTACACAAGCTGATATCGTTAAATACAATATTGGGTATTGTTCGGAAGGATTATACTTTGGTAGAGTTATTGTTCCATCCTATGATGAGAATGGTGACTTGAATTACTTTGTAGCTCGTTCATATTACAAAGAAGAACGAATGAAGTATAAGAATCCGCCGGTTAATAGAGATGTTATTGTATTCGATAATCAAATCAATTGGAATGAACCTATTACATTGGTGGAAGGTGTGTTCGATTCATTTTCAGTTAAGAGAAATTGCATTCCTTTGCTTGGGAAGTTCTTATTGAATAAATTAAAAAATAAGATTATTGAGAAAGGTGTAAAAGATATAACAATACTTTTAGATTCGGATGCTATTACGGATTCAACAAAGCATACTGATTATTTTATAAAGAATGGTATCAATGTAAAGAATATTATACCAACTGGAAAAGATGCTGGGGATATGGGTTTCAAAGCAGTATCGGAATTATTAAAAGGAGCAAAACAAACTGGATGGGATGACTTAGTTCTATCCAAACTAAATAATATATGAGGTTAAAGAGAATTTATCACATTGCGGATATACACATCCGTAATATCAAAAGACACAAAGAGTTTAGACAAGTATTTTACTCAATGTTTGAGGAAATACAAAAAAGAGGAACGGAAGATTCCATTATCTACTTAGCTGGTGATATCGCTCATGCTAAATTGGAAATGAGTCCTGAATTGATAAGTGAGATTAGTTGGTTGTTTACGGAATGTAACAAACTATGTCCTACAATTGTAATCGCTGGTAACCACGATTGTAATATGAATAATTCGGACAGAATGGATGTACTTACTCCAATCGTTGATGCATTGAAGTTACCAAACCTAACGTATTTAAAAGATACGCAAGTTTACGGAATCGGAGATGTTGATTTTGCAGTATTCAGTATATTTGATAACAAAGATAATTGGCCTAAAGCTAATACATTATTCGGAAATAAAAAGATTGCACTATTTCACGGACCTGTTGATAACTCTACAACCGATGTAGGGTATGTAGTTAGTAGTAGACACTTCACAACTGATATATTTGATGGATATGATTTAGCCTTATTAGGAGATATCCATAAAAGACAAGAAATGATATCACCAAGCGGATGTAAGGTGGTATATGCTGGTTCTTTAGTACAACAAAACTTTGGTGAGACATTAGACAAGCACGGATTCTTAGTTTGGGATTTAGATACAATGACCTATGAGGAAGTTGATATCCAAAACGATTACGGATACTATACTTTAGATGTTGATGGTGGTATTGTGCCGGATGTAACTGATATGCCGTTATACCCTCGTTTAAGAGTAAGGATAACTAATACGGATACCGCAGATACTAAAAGGATGATGGCTGATATTACGGCAAAGTATGGCGTAGAAGATTTTACAATCATTAGAACGGATTCATTCAATACCAAGAAAACCAACGATAGAGAAGCAAGGTTGGAAGTAGATAGTGTGGCTGATATAAACCATCAAAACTCTTTAATAGGGGAGTATGTGGAACGTATGATGCCATTTGTAACGAAGGAGGACTTGGCTGGAATAGAGAAAATAAATCGTGACATTAATAGTAGAGTGCAACCATCAGAACAACAAAGGAATATAAGCTGGAAACCTGTAAGATTTGAATTCTCTAATATGTTCAGTTATGGAGAGGACAATGTTATTAAGTTTGATAAGATAAACGGATTGATGGGATTATTTGCACCAAACGCACAGGGTAAATCATCCCTATTTGATGCAATATCATTTTGCTTGTTTGATAAATGTAGTAGGGCTTATAAGGCAGCTGCAATTATGAATAATAGGAAGCAAGATTTCCATTGCCAATTGGATTTCACTATTGATGGTGTAATGTATCATATCCGTAGGGAAGGTAAAACTATTAATAAGGGAAGAAACGTAAAAGTGGATGTGGAATTTTGGAAAGAGGGGGATACCGGTAGGGAATCACTTAACGGAACGGAACGTAGGGATACAAATCAAGTCATTGAAGGATATGTAGGCCGTTATGAGGATTTCGTAATGACAGCATTGAGTTTGCAAGGAAACAATGCACTATTCATTGATAAATCACAATCTGAAAGGAAAGATTTGTTGGCTCAATTTATGGGATTGGACATGTTTGATAAGCTGTATGAAACTGCTACCAATGATATTAAGGATGTGAACGCACTTATCAGAAATTTTAGAAAGACCGACTTCACTTCCGAATTAGCCCAAAAAGAAACCGACTTGAATGCAAAGAAAGTTGAATATGGTGAATTGGATTCTGAGAAGTTAGAATTAGAAAATCGTAAGGGTGAGATGGAAGAACAAATTGTAACTCTATCTCAACAAATCATTCCAATTCAAGGTAACTTAGATATTGATGAATTAAATCGTAAATTAAAAAAGATTGAGGGTGAATTAACAACTTGGGGAGATACTAAGTTTGATAAAACCCAAAAACTTACGGAAGTAAAAGAATTGGTTAGAGAAGCTAAGGAAATGGTTGATTCTAAAGTTACCATAAACGGAATTAGTATAGAAGTTGTATATTCAAATTACCAACGAGAACAAAAAGCTTTAATTGAAGCAGAAAAAACTTATTCAATAGTAAAGTCACAATTAGATTCCGCCAAAGAAAAGATTAATCATTTGGATAAGCATGAATATGACCCAAATTGTAAATTTTGTTGCGATAATGAATTTGTTAAAGATGCAATGAGAGCAAAAGAAGCATTGCCTGAATTGGAAGCGTTTGTTAAAAATGCAACTATACAATGTACGGGTATTCAACAAACTTTAGATTCTTGGGAAGGTGTAGAAGAACAATTCAAACAATGGAAAGAATATACCGATGAATACAAAAGATTAATTAATGTTACAGAAAGATTGGAAGGTGATATTAGAACTGCAGATTCTAAAATTGAATTATCACAAACTCAAAAGGAAACTGTAAACGCTGATATTCAAAGATACAATGATAACGAAGAAACAATTGTAAAGAATCAAGCATTAGATATCCAAATACAAAATGTTCGTAGATTGAAGCTAGGTGTGGAAAGACAAATTTCGGATGTGAACAAACTTATGTTGAAATTGATGTCAGAAGTAGGTGCAACAAAAACTTTTATAGATAATATGAAAGCTAAGATGGAGGAAGTAAAAGAATTGGAAACTAAAAATCAATTATATACATTCTACTTAGATGCAGTTAAAAAAGATGGTGTACCATACGAATTAATATCCAAAGCACTTCCAGCAATTGAAAACGAAGTGAACAACATATTAGGACAGGTAGTAGATTTCTCAATAGCAATGGATACCGATGGAAAGAACATTAACGCTAGAATCGTTTATGAGGACCAGGAATGGGCTTTAGAGATGTGTAGTGGTATGGAGAAGTTCATATCGGGATTAGCGATTAGAGTGGCTCTAATTAACATCTGTAAC